TTGATGTCGCAGAAAAAGTAGTTACTCAAGCAGTAGCAACTCCTGCAGCAACCACCACTGTTGACTCTGATGAAGATGATGCACTATCCTACTTTCAAAAGTTAGCAGATAGTTAATCAAATAGTCTTATATCATCTCCACGTACTAAGGTTTCACTTATGAATTGAGTGGAACCTTTTTTATTTCTCATTAATTGATCGATATCATCAAATATAATATTTAAATAGATTGGTTTTAAAACAAAAATATTTCTTTTTTCATCATTCAATTTTTCTTCAAACGCATAATTTGTTATGGGCATCGCTACATCTGTTCTAACAATTTGTTGAGATGAATCCTCATCAAAGAATGAAACACTTTGACCAATACTCACTCTTTGACCAGAGGGAATGATAATTGTTCCATCATTTGCTTGCACTTCTCTAGACTCATAATGATGAATACCAGAGTAAAGAGTGGTTTCATCACCATACTTTTCAGTAATATATGTGTTGAAAGATACTTGTCCTAATGGCCATTCACTTTGTACGTTAACAATATTATTTGATAATAATACGACCCAATCAAGAGAGGGATCATCGTAAACTGTATTTGCAACATTATCTGGTCGATCATCACCCGCAACGGTAAACTTGGTAAAGAATGTTAGATCTTGAAAAATATCTTCTCTTAATCTCACTCTCTTGAAAAAATTCTTTACAATACTATAATCACCCTCGCTTCTACCCTCTTTCGTGCGATTGACGTATAAAAAATCAGTTAAGTTTGAAAAATAAGGATTTGCCATTTTAGAAACCTATTATTTGATCTGTATTGTTATCTTCATCTTCATAATCACTATTGAATATAGGTTCTAATTCTTGAAATGATAAAGTTAAAGAATATGAAACCATGGATGAGTCTTCATATGTCATGTAACTATTATCTGGCATGTAATTAACACCAACATTTAGTAATGCACATTCCTTTACTCTTGGTAAAAATGTGTGTGTGGTTGGCCCTTTGAAAAATTCTAATCTAAAGGTGTTTGGTGCAACAAGAAAAAAATCACTCTTTGATTTTTGAACAGAACTTGATTGTTTGAATGCTCTTATGATTTTTTGCACTTCAACTGCCTCCCCTCTATCTCTTGGACTTAAATTATACTGAAATGTAAATGGTCGAAGAGTAGGCCCCTTAAACAATAAAGCTAAGTTATTATTGAATACTGTACCATCTAATCTTGATAGTATTTCATTTGGATCAACACCCAGTGCTGTTCCTCCTATGTATCCCGCTATCGCTCTCGTTATATTCTTGTCTTTCATTGTTTTATCAAATGATGCTCTTGCTTTTTTTCCTCCCTCACTTAATCCTGACATTATTGTTGTGAATGCAAGGTCAGATAGTTCTTTTTGAGCAGGGTTTAATGTTCCTTGTCCATAATTAACAGCGTTTTGATCACTTACACCATTTGGAATTGGTAAAGTCACACTTCCGATTATTTCCTTATTAAATTCTTTCTCTTTTATATTTGACCCCTGTGCATATATGCGATCTTGTTCTTTCTCAAAAGCCTCTGCAACATTAGATCCTACAACTTTTCCACGATCCTTATAATACTTACTACCTTCCGGCACATCGTATGGTATTGTTCTACCTGCGTTTGTTTTATACGCTTGAAATCTATCTCTCCTATTTGTGGCACCTTGAATTTCCACTTGCAATTTAGGTTTAAGTATCGTTATCTTTAACTTATCTTGATTACTTTTTTTGATGAATGATGGATAAAATAAATTGTCATATTTTTTTCTTCCTTTTCCAGACCTCGCTTTCTTCTCCTCAAGTTTATTCTGTGCTGCATCAATGGAATCATCTTTTGTTTGTCCTACTTTTTTATTTGCAAATTCTGTAGTGTGAGTATTTACCGCACTTCCCTCATCTCTTCCTATGTTTTCAACTTGCTTTCTTGATATATTTTTGATTTGTTTTTCGGCTCTTTTATCCTTTTGCCAATCCTCCGCATTATTAGTAAACTCAAAAGTTTTGACTCCATCTTTTGTTGATCCTGTGGCAATGACTGTTCCAGTGCCACCAGCGATAAATGCTTCAGAATTTAAACCATCACTTTCCACAACTGATTTAAAATTTTTTGCCTCTTTTACTGAGTCAAAACTACGTATTTCTCTTTTGTAAAGGGGTCGATTGTTTTTATCCGCTCCATCTTTTATTAAAACTGTAACGAGATAACTTTTTTTGGCTGGATTGTTTTTTAGTGCTCTGATAATACCTTCATTTGTTATGCCAGTAACGTCTTGCGGTCTCTTTCCACCTTCAACTGCCACTGATATTTCACTTGTGGTTTCGGTTTGTCCGTTATTAAATGTTAGAGGTATTGAAGACACTTAAATGTTTTTAGTTATTTAGGAACTTAGCATAAGGAATTGCAAGAAGATCGTCAAGTTCATTAGGTTGCACTATGTATAATTGACCCGCGAGTTCATTCCATGTGTAGTTACGATACTTTTGCCAGTGAAAATTCAAACCACGAAATCCCCAACCAAATATATCAGTGCAAGCTATTAATGGGTGTTGATCATAGGTAATGTTTGGAGTCTTTGGATTGTAAACGAAGGTATAAAAGTTTCCAACATCAGGAACTGGTGTGACTGTATCATTTAGAAGAGACATGATTTCTAACATCATATCCTCTTGATCGTTTGTTGGATTGTTTATGTTATTACCTTCGAGTCTACTCATCGGATTCCGAGTTCTTTTTCTGTGACAACTTTAAATTCAATACGATGATCTTCACAAAATTCTTTTGCAGCTTTCCACTTTGCCTGATTGACTGCATAAGTAACACACTCAGTCAGGTATGATTTTGTTTTTCTCTTCGGTGTTTTTGGTGGTCTTGTTTGTTTATACGGTTTTACCTCAACCACGTAAGTTTTGATCGCATCATTTTTTTCCTTCACTTTTATCAAATAGTCTGGATAGTATTTGTGAACTCGATTATCTTTTGGGGAAACATATGGTATACTGAACTCCTCAGATGCCCATGATATGATGCTATTATTCATATCACACCACTGACAAAACTTCCTTTCCCAACTACTACGACATATAATATGCTTTGTGTTTCCCTGATACTTACTTGGATATATTGGAGTATACTTACT